TTTAAATGTCTTGCAGTTTCGTACCAATTATTTTTCCATTCAGGCGGCAATGGGATAAATATGTCATCACCATCTAAATTAAGGCTGTAAGCGTCAGTTCCAAGCAATCTACGCATTTCTTGGACTGGAATGGACTTGGCATAGTGCAAATGGCCTTTAGAAGCCATCCAATTTACGCCTATTTTGCGTTCAATGCCGCTTGGTTCAGCGTCTAAATAGCCTTCAGAGCCGACAATTTTGTTTAAATTGACTGGAAATAACTGTCTTACATGGGCTGGCGAGTGCATTGCAAAATAAGGCAATGACATTGACCCAATCCAGTAGTCAGCAGCGTTTAAAACAGGGTCTTTAAAATCATTAGACAGATGGTCAATACACTCCATTTGACCGAGTAATAAATGAAGCGAAAAATGTTGTAGAACATAGACTTCCTTTGCGCCCCAAGCCTTTAACATTGGCAAAAAACGAGCCATTTGGATGATGTCGCCAAATCCTTGTTCCATTTGGACTACTATGGTTTTCCCTAATAGTCTTTCGCCTTTCCATGTAGGCATTGCAAGATGCTTATCATGGCTTGCGCCTATAGTTTCTTTTACCTGTGGATGGTAACGGTTTTCGTATAGCCTAAATCCTGGCAATAAATGTCCAGAATGAAGTAAATCTAGGGATTGTTTATATAGTAAATATGGACTTTGTTCGGTCATAAAAGCAGTAAAAGCGCTTCCTCGTCATCTCTTTCGGCTTTCATCTTAGCGTCTAGGATGGCAATAGCAGCAACTGTTTCTGCTAGTACTTTCCTGTGGGCTATCGCCTGTTGTAAATCTCTCTCTTGTCGGTCAAGATTGGCGATAACACCCTCAAGGCGTTCGATTTCTGCTGACGGTATATCAACCTGAATCTCTTGCGGTAATTGTACTTTATTTTGTTGTTTTTTAGCAACTGGCTTGGGGTCAATTAAGTCTTGGAAGCGTTTTCTACGAGCTTCTGCGTCAGCCCTTCTTGCTTCAACCAGTTTTTGTTCGGCTTCTCTGCGCCTTCTATCTAATTCTTTTGCTCGTTGGATTTCTTTTTTAGTAAATCCGTCGTGCGTATCTAAGGATAAAACGCTACCAACTAAACTTGCAGTATCGTTGCCGTCTGTAGTATTAATTGAGCCTGTAATTGTAGTATTAACCACAACACCATTGATGGTAGCTGTATCGTTGCTATCTGTGGTGTAAATAATGCCTGTATCAAGTTCAAACGCATTAATTGTGGCTGTATCGTTTGTATCAGTCGTGTTGATATACCCTGTAATTGGGGTAAGCGCACCTAAATCAGATATTGGTGCTGACGATAACGGATTTAATCCAAGCATTAGGCTGTGTAACTACCAGAAGCTGTAAAAGATATAATTGTGTTTGAACCGCTTGTGGTTATGGTTGGGCTACCAGTAGTTGTGCCTGTATAGTTAGCTGTAGGAACGGATAAAATTACAATTCCGCTTCCACCGTTACCTGATGTTTTGTAATTTCCTGCGCTGGTAATGCCACCACCGCCACCGCCTGAACCAGTATTTGTTGTTCCTGCAGTAGCGTTTGTTGAAGCGCCACCGCCAGAACCGCCACCGCCAGAACCGCCAGAACCTATTGTTCCTGTGCCATTGCCGTTATATACATAAAAACCGCCACCTCCACCGCCAGCGTAAGTTACGGCAGAGCCAGTAATACTTGATGATGTTCCTGCGCCACCTGTGCCGCCTGTTCCATTACCGCCTGTGCTTCCGTTAGTGCTATTTGAACCATTGCCACCTACAGCAGATGAGCCTCCACCTCCACCGCCACCAGCCGTATATCCTGCTGTTGTTGTTCCGCCTTGACCTCCAGCATTGCCTTGGCCAGATGTTCCTGCACCACCTGATGTATAACTATCTTGTGAAGAACCTCCACCACCTGAACCGCCTGAAGCAGGTGGATTACTAGAGTTTGTGCCTCCTCCATAACCACCGCCTATCGCAGTAAGGCTTAATGCTGTAATTGTAGAATTTGAGCCAGAATTACCAAGCATTGCAGTTGTTCCTGCTCCGCCAGCGCCGACTACTATTGAATAAGTAGTTCCGCCGCTTAATGATGCAGTTCCACTTAAAAGACCGCCAGCACCACCACCTCCAACAGCACTACCTGAGCCACCACCAGCTATTACTAAATAGCTTGCAGAATATGATTGACTTGTTAAAGCTACCCAAGCAATGCCTGAATACACTTCTGTTTGCAATGTGGTGGTATTAAAGCGCATAGCACCAGCCGCAGGACTAGCAGGCCTTTGTGCTGTAGTGCCTTGTGGCAAATCTATGCTTTGGGTAGCGGTATTTGCCGCTATTCCAGTAGAACCGCTAATGATGACGGCCATAATAATCCTTAAGCTGTTACTTCAACCCAAGCCAATGTTGGCTCATCCCATTTGTATATTTTACCGTCTGTTGGCATAGGTGTTGGTGCTTCCCATGTCCATGTTGGAGCAGAAATAGTCCAGCTTGGGAAAGGTTGCGGTGCATAAAATACATCGTTTGTATGGTCGTATGTGTAGCCAATGCCAGCGTAATTGCCACGCAAAGGTGTGCCACCTTGTGTATGCTGACCGCCAATGGTGTTGTAAGAAGTTTGAATCCAAGCGCCTGGGCTTGAATCAACGAATGTGTCAAAGAAATCAGGTTCAGCAACGATTACTTGCGTTACTTTACCATCTACTACTTTTGCAAAATGTGACATTTATTTCTCCGTTATCCTACTATCCATGTTGTTCCGTTATCAAAAACAGGAACAGTTAAAGTCCCACCACCAACTACCGCAGACAAAGCCACAGGAGTTAAAGCATTGCTAACAAAAGCCCTTCTACCAGCAGTTCCAGCAGTAGGCAAAGTTGCTACTGTATAAACAGGCATTTTTACCCATCCTACAAATGTTGCATTTTGTGTTGCATCAAGAGTTAATGCAGTTGTTCCAGCGCCTGTTTGAAAAGCTAAAACTCCAGAATTGTCCGCAGTTTGTACTATTCCTGAAACGCCAGATGTTGAACCGTTATCAGCTTTAATAATAGATGTCATGCTGTGTAGCTTCCTGAAGAAGTGAATTTCATAATAGTGTTGCTACCAGATGTAGTCACCGTTGGTGAACCAGTAGTTGTGCCAGTATATTTTGCTGTTGGTACAGAAACTATAACTACACCAGAACCGCCATTTCCACCAGTATGATTTCCAGAATTATCTGTTCCTGCGCCACCGCCGCCGCCACCTGTATATGCCGTGCCAGATGTTCCAGCAGAATTTCCTCCACCAGCACCTCCACCGCCATTTCCTCCTGCCGCACCTGATACATAGGCCGCACCACCACCACCGCCACCTGCGTAATAAACGCTTGAACCTGTAATTGATGAAGCAACTCCTACGCCACCTGTACCAGAACCTCCTCCTGAAGCATCAGCACCTACTGCGCCAGCACCACCTCCTCCACCAGCAACAGCGCCACTTCCTGATTGTCCTGCACCACCGTTATTTCCTTGTCCAGCAGTTCCATAACCAATAGTTGCTCCACTATAAGCTATAGCATTTGAACCTCCTCCAGAACCTCCATTGCCTCCTGAAGTTGTGTAAGCAGTTCCGCAACCACCGCCTATTGCAGTTAATCCAAAACCAGTTGAGTTTGTTCCATTTGTAGAATTATTTGGTTGCCAAATGGTTGAACCAGTACCGCCAGCACCTATGCCAAATGAATATGTAGTTCCAGGAGTTACATTAATTGTTCCTGTAAGCAAACCACCTGCTCCGCCACCACCTGCTCCTGTACCACTATTGCTTCCTCCGCCGCCTCCACCACCTCCAGCAACTATAAGATAAGATGCCGCATAAACTTGTGAAGCAAGAGTTTGCCAAATGCCGTCATAAACTTCAAAAACATTTGTTGATGTATTAAATCTAATTGTTCCACTTGCTGGACTTGATGGTCGTTGTGCAGTAGTTCCGCTTGGCGGAATAAATCCACCTGTAGTTGTGCTTGCATCAACAATGCCACTATCTGCTGTCAGCGTTAATGTACCAGTTGTATCACCAGTAACGCTAATTGCCGTTGTTGTAGTAGTGCCTGTTCTTATTGTGGACATATTAAATTACCACCCATCTTTGACCTGATGAAACTGTCACAGTAACTCCAGAATTAGTTGTTATAGGGCCAACAGAGAAAGCATTGTTTCCTGATGCAACAGTATAACTTGTTGAAACTGTTGTGGAATTTATAGTTAAACCGTTGCTTGATACTACGGCAGGGGCTGATAATGCACCTGTTGAGCTTGTATAAGTAAAGCTAGAAGAACCAGCAAAAGCGCCACTATTGTTGTATTGGACTTGAGTGTTTGAACCTGCGGCAGATGCACTAATCGTTAAATCACCACTACCTAAAATACTATTAGAGTTAATGGTTTTAATGTTTGTACCGCTAACCAATAACGCTTGTTTGCCGTTAAATGTAGTCCAATCAGTAGATGTAAGGTAGCCGTTTACGCTTGTTGTGGCGGCTGCCATGCTTATTGTTGGAGTATTACCGCCAGACGATACTACTGGCGCTGTGCCACTTACGCTAGTTACAGTACCACCGCTAGATGGGCTGGTATTAGTAATAGTAAAGTTAGGATAAGTACCACTAGTGCTTATTCCTGTGCCAGCAGTTAAAGTAACAGTTTGGTCAGGCGCTGTATTGGTAATATTTAATGTACCACTAGAAGTAATAGGGCTTCCAGTTACGCTTATGCCAGTTCCTGCTGTTGCTGCTACGCTGGTTACAGTTCCTGTGGTTGGTGTTGTCCAAGTAGGTGTTGCGGCAGAGCCTTGACTTGTTAATACTTGCCCAGCAGTACCAAAGTTGGATGTACCAGTAATATTGGTGTTTAATCCAATCGCACCTGTGACATTAATCACATGGGCAGATTGACCTGTTGTTCCCCAAGCTAAATATAGCTTTTTGCCGTTGCCAGAACCTACGGTAATGTCACCGTCATGTCCTGAAAAGTAAATGCCATTATTAATGCTAAAAAAGTCGGCAGGTGTTCCAGAACTATATACAGATGAATTCATGCCAAATTCACCGTAATAGGTTGAATCTGTGCCTAAATCATTGCTCAATACAAAGTTAGTGGATGCTCCTGCTGTTCCGCTACTGTTCTGCAACACCGCTTGTAAATAGCTACCAGATACCGATGCGCCTGTTGTCAAGCCTGAATTACTTGCATTAAATGTCAGGTTTGGCGTTGTGCTGGTAGTTGATGTGGTATTTAAAACAGGTACGGAAACAAGGCCATTAGAATCTTGATATACAGCTTTGCCAGCAGGGTAGTCACAGAATACATTTTTTGTTCCTGCGGAGAAATTAACTAATGAACCACCATTGCTAGAAGCCAATACTGTTGTGCGGCTAAGTGTTGTTCCTGACGATGTATAAGTACCAATGCCAACTTCCCAATCAGAGCCACCTGGTACATAAATTACATAATAAGTAGTATTTCCATTGCCAATAGAAGAAAACGACTGATAACCAGTTACTGCACCAGCAAGCGTTAGAGTGCCAGTACCAGTTGTTGAGCTAGTTTCTTGGACTCTATCTTTAATAATTAAGGCCATAATTGTCCTTATTGGTTAGCACGAATAATAGTGCCTGAGGTAATGCTAATTGTCTGACCTGTAACTACGCTAGTGTTGTTTAAAATCATATCAGCAGACGCTGTACCAACAGAGCCATCCATTACTACGGTTGTATTATCAGCTTTAAATATGCGGAAAAATGATGCTGTTCCTGTGGCAACTGCGGTAGCGCTGGTAATAGAACTTAGGGTAATCGTACCGTTTGAATCTGTACCAAATGAACCTGAAACTGGCAATGTAACTAATAGGGTTTGCCCTGATATTGCTGTATTGGCGTTTGCTGGCTGAGTTCCTGAATAAATTTCAATTAAAGCGTTAGAACCAGCGTAAGTAATTAAACCCTGTTGCTGGGCATCACGAGTGCCATTGGAATATTTTAAATTACTCGCCATGCTGAACTCCTACAATTTTGCCGTTTACATCTCGTACAACGGTCTTGGGTTTAGACAGTTTATCCATCAACATAACTAACATTTGAGCCATTTGTTGATTGCTTTGGTTCATATTGTTAATTACAGGCTCTAATGGATGATTTTTCATACTTGAATATCCTAATTGGTCTTGCAAAATATTAGCCATCTGGACATTGTCTGCGTAGGCAGCTTCGCCTGTGTCTAATCCAGCAGAAATACGAGTGGTTTCTATTTTAGCGGCATTATCAATGTAAGCCAAGAGCAAATCTTTATTTGTTTCATGGTCAAGACGCATTTCTTCCATGCTACGCTTGAGTTCCATCTCTTGAGCGTTGCGCTGTTCTTCAAGACGGAATTTAAGTTGATTTTCTTGCGCTTGATATTCTTGGCGAGCCTTTTCCAACTCATTTTCAGCTTGAAGTTTTTGCATTTCAACTTGGTTTTGCATTTGTAGCTCTTGTTGCTTGGCTTGAATACGCATTTGCTCAAGCTGTACTTGTGGAGGAGGCGGTTTAGGCTGTCCTTCCATCTTTTTAGTTTCTGCTCTAATCTTATCGGCTGTTTCGTCAATAAGTCCCTCCAATGCTTTGCCAGCTTTAAAGCCAGTTGTAGCAAATTTGAGCATTTCCATCAGCAATGGGGTCAATTCTGGGCTTGCTTGAGCCGCAGGAATGGCTTTTTCCATAAATCCACCGATTGCTGCCAAGAATTCCATGCGGTCTTGCTTTTCTTGCATTTCATCTTGGAAAATCATTGAATCAGATGTGACTTCAATGCGGAAATTCTTGCTTACTTCGTCTTTTAATAGCGATAAAGCCTGTGGAATCAACGCTTTATCTTCTTCTGACAGTTGCATACCGCCAGAAATCTTGATAATCGTATCTTCTGTGAAGTGTTGGCAAATAATTTGGGACTTAATAGCAAGCAGCGAGGTTGCGAAATCAACAACTGCGTGTTGCATGGTTTTGAGGCGACCTGCTGCATTGTTAGATTTGATGATTTGTGCGCCAAGCGTTTCATTTGGGTCGGTTTGACCACGCTGAATGTCAGCAATACCCATCAATTCATAGATTTGACCTTTAACTTGTTCCATTGCTTGATAGCATTGAGCAAGCGCAGTAGCAAATGGGGCAATATCAACAAGGTCTACAGCACCTTTCATGCCTTGTTTTTCGGCAAATGCCATCCAATTCTTTACTGGAATCAATACATTAGACTCATTTCCTTCAGAGAATAGGCGTTGGAGTTCAGAAGCAGACGCATCGTAAACACCACGCACTTTCAATGCGCCAATCAAGCCGTCAATACGGTCACAAAGGTCGTCAAGTTCACGAGCTTGGTCTTGATAGATAGTAAAATCAGGAATCGGCTCTAAGCTATCTGTAGTCAAAGTAGCATAAAGTGGTTTTGGACAAGGCCAAAAGTTTTCTAATTCGAGTGGGTCATCACGCTCGTCAAGGATTTTGCCCATTGATTTGGAAATCCACAGAACTTTGCCTGTTTCTTTATCCCAAATCTCATAAATCTGTGCTTGGTAGGCTTGGTCATCGTTCTTAGTGTAAGACTTGCCAACTTGCTCTGGCTTAGTATCCAATGGAATTTGGTGTCCAAGTTCTTCGCCAAAACGCTCAACCAATGCGCTGCGGTTTAAATAGACTTTACGCCATACTGCGGTAACTTCTTCCCATGTGCGAGCTACGGTATGACCAAAATCACGCCAATGCACATAATCTACTGGGCAGCATTCGTATTCAATTTCTTCTTCAACTTCGCCAGGTTCGTTATCTTCTTCCTCTGGCATTGGGCCTTCTAATGGCCTACCAACATCGCCTTGACCATTTACATAGCTTGGGTCATGTGCTTGTTTGGCATCAATGGTTTCGGTTAATTCCCAACCATCTTCAGGTTCTTTTTCGTTTTTAGCTTTGAAATGTGGCTCATAACGAACCCATGCAGTACCACGACCACCCAATAAGCGGTCAGTAACGCAGTTCACCATAGCTGACTTATAGTCGCCATAATGCTCAATTTCGAACTCTAGCGCTCTTTCTAAAAGCATCGAGGCTACACGACCAATAGGGTCGTTATCTCTAAATCTACGGCTTACATCAGGGCGAGGCAGTCTTGCAAATACAGCAGGAGTAATGGTTTGGACATTGCTCCACAGAATATTGAAGCGAGCATTAGGATTGGTTTTGTTGCGAGAATCATCCTTGTAACGCTTTAGAATCTTATCAACACGAGCTTCCCAGAGCTTATAACTACGCTCATAAGACATAATGCGGTTGTACCAATCTTCGTAGCTATGCGCTACCTCGCCTCTTAATTCAGACATAGAAAGCCTTATGAGAAGTTGCCGACTACTACTGCGCTAACGCCAGCGCCTGTGGTGATTTTCCATGCACCGTTTAATGACTGAGCTTCAACTGTCAAAGAATATACACCAACAGGTGCAGCATTAGGAATTAATGGGATTGAAGTAGAACCATCAACAAGCGTCAATGCGCTGGTAGCGGATGTTAAAACGGTAGCAATGACACGAACCAAGGTGTCGCCAGCAGCACCGTTATTGCCCATGACTTGAGCAGTTGTAGAAGCTGGTACATATTCATAAGTAGTTCCAAATGGGTATTGTACGCCTGACATTTCAAATTCTCCTGTTGTTTGGGGCGTTTTTAATAGCCCACATATCGTTTAAGGTTACATCCGTTTGACCAACAAAAATGCCTTTTACAGGCTCATCTTTGGTCATTATTTTTTCTTCATTTCGCCAAGCAACCGCAGCCATTCGGTATGCATCACTACCATGTGATGTCCAATCATGCCGAGGGCGCTCTCTAAAAACTTTTCTGTCCTCGTCATACTCTCTTTGATACTGTCGTAAAGATTCGATTCCATCTTGACACCTTTCTGCGTCAAACCAAGACCTCATTAAAGCCATGCGACTTGCCTGAATTCCGTCTTGAAGCGACAAATTTGGTACTATTTTCATAGATTCTAACGGAATTTTAACAGAAAGTTGCTCAATTATCGACTTTCCGCCACTTGCTAAAGTTTTTGCTCTTGCGTCATGAGGCAACCAATGTATGCCATATTCATAACCAAACTCTGATGCTTTGGATTGAATCAGTCCTGTGTAAAAACTGACTGGTTGTCCATTGCTGCCATGATAGTCAAGAAAGCGTAATTCGCCCCTGACAACTTGCCACCACCAAATGCTTGTATCATCGCTGTAACCCAAATCCCAGCTAGTATTAACTTTATACATTGGGTCATATTTGACCTTAGTAATTCTGCCTAAGTCAGTAAGCTGGCGCATTTCTTTGCCGTAGTAAGCGCCCAAAATGGCTGATTCAAAGTCACATTCAAATTCTTGCAAGTATTGGTCTTGCGTCATTGACTTGGCGGCATCGTCAAGCTCTGACTGTGGCAATAGTCCTGTTTGGCTGGCTCTCAGGGTCTTGGCATACCAGCGAGGGTCATTGGAGGCGTTATTGTATATGTCCCAGAAAGCATTATGACCTTTGGGAGTTCCAATGAAAACTGCCCAACCGAGTCTATCTGCCAACAAAGGCCGAATAATCTCGCCCCAAATACGAGGGCGCATATCTGCATACTCATCTAAAACAATACCATCCAAATACAAACCTCTAAGGCTATCAGCATTATCAGCCCCAAATAATCGAATTCTCGTTCCATTTATCAGTTCCACCCATAGTTCAGATTGATTAGCTTTAGCCATTACAGGCTTACTAAATCTTAATAGGTAGTCCCAGGCGATATTCTTGGCTTGGCTATAATATGGTGCAACATAAGCGTAGCGACCATCTTCTTTGCCCTCAATTAGGGCTTTATAGATTAAATCATTGATACAAGACACAGTTTTACCGCAGCGTCTATGCGCTACGATTACTGCCCAGCGCTGTTGTCTTTCATGAAAATCTAGGAATACATCACGAGGCTTATATTCCAGTTCAATCTCTATTTCTTCCAAGAGATGACCATTCTTTGAGGGGCTTTCTCATCGCCTACAACTTCAGTTCTTGCAAGTTTAGGCACAGAGTATTCAACAAGGTTTTGAACTATTTCACACGCTTTTGCTGGATTAGGCTGAACAATCCATTTTCCAGCTTGGTCATCAAATATGCCTTCTGCGGTGCTTACAATCCACGACTGAATAAATGGTAGGTTAGCATCAAGTAATGCTTTAATCGCCTCACGAGCCTCTGTAGTGGCTTTATTAGGCACTCCTGGCTTACGACCACCAGTCTTTTTTCTACTTTCTTCTACTTTATTATCCATACATTCTCAAGTAATTGATTTGTAAGGTTAAATTGTAATACAGATTTTAAAAAGGGTCTTTTACTACTTTGTTCATTTCTTTAATGAGCATATCTCTGCGCTTATTACGCTTTTTCTCATTCTTTTCCAGCGTAGATTCTTTATGCTCTCGTAGTAAAGCGTCTTTTTGCTTGTATTCGTGTTTCATGTGCTTCATTTATGAAACTTCTCCAATTCCATTGCCAGTCTAGCTCTACGACCTTCTTTACCTTTTGCTTTGGCGGCTTTTTCTAACTTACCTTTAGGAATGGTGTCGCCTTCTTTAACGCCTAATTCTTTTTTTAGTGCGCCTTTATGCTTGATAGCGCCAGCAATCCAATTAGCCATTATTCTCTTTCTTTAACGATACGAGCCATTGTTTTTTCTTTTGCGGACTTTTTAATAGATTTTTGGTCAGCTTCATCAGGAGTTACTTGAAAGTTCTCATGTTTGTCATAAGCTGCTTTAATAGCTTCTTTGCGTTTTTTAGCTTTGGTAACTGAAGATTCAAACGATTTACCGTCTTTTTCTTCAATCATCATATCTTTTTTGGACATTTCTTTTGGCATGATTATGCTTTCATGTGGGATTTAAGTGACATTTCAAGCACATCTCTGCGCTTTTTCTTTTTGGTATTACCAGCTTCTGACTCAGCAATAGCAATAGCTTGCTTTTCTGGGCGGCCTTCCTTGCGGAGAATGGCAATATTTTCACCAATAGCCTTTTGTGACTTGCCTTTTACGAGTGGCATGGTAATTCCTTTCAAAGTTCGTACAATTTTAATACATCTATAGCTTCTTGCACAGAATTTACTCTATGCAATGGCCCACCTTGCCAGTTGGCAAATAACTTGATTTGCAAAGGAGTTAGCTGTTTGTCAGCGCCATCCTTTACTTCAAGTAAAATTGTGTGGTCTTGGTAAGTACATAATAAATCTGGAATTCCTCCACCGACTGTATGCAATAGGAAAACATCAGCGCCATAATCTCGTAGCGCTTTTACAACATCCTTTTGATTTTTATCAACTTTTTTGATATAAGACATAATATTATGTTAGTGTTTAGCAACTTATAGTATAAGGGGAATAACTTGAAAGTATTGCTGATAGACATAGAAACATCGCCTAACACGGCTCATGTATGGGGTTTATGGCAGCAAAATGTATCACTCAACCAGCTTTTAGAATCATCTTATACCATGTGCTATTCGGCAAAATGGTTAGGCGAAAAGCAAATATACTTTGACTCTGTACAAAAAAGTGATTCTAAAGCCATGTTAGAAGGGGTTTATAGCCTTTTAGAGCAAGCAGACGCAGTAGTGCATTACAACGGCACTAAGTTTGATATGCCTACGCTAAACAAAGAGTTTTTATTGCATAAAATGCCGCCACCACCACCAATTAAGCAAATTGACTTATTGCGTGTTGTTAAAAGCCAGTTTCGCTTTCCGTCAAACAAATTAGACTATGTTTCTCAGCGCCTAGGTTTAGGTAAAAAAGAAACCCATGAAGGCCATACGCTGTGGATTAAATGTATGGCTGGTGACAAAAAAGCCTGGGCAACAATGGAGAAATATAATATTCAAGATGTGGCATTACTCGAAAAGCTATACAAAAAGCTATTACCTTGGATTAAGCAGCCATTAAATATTAATTTAATGAAGAAAGACAGAGGTGGTTTTGACTGCCCTACTTGCGGCAAACCACATTTAATTAGTAAAGGCTTTAGTTATACTTCTACAGGTGCTTTTCAGCGCTACCATTGCAAGGCTTGTGGCGCATATTCAGTAGACAAAAGGTCTGTTATTCCCCACGCAAAACTTAAACATTTATCGTGAAATTAAGTCCAGCTATTCTTAAAAACTTATACAGCGCTATTTACTGTATGAAACCTTTTGACAGGTGGAATATGCCTTTGCCTGAAGAAATATTATTTGTAATAGACAAAGACCCAGCAGTAATGGGCAGTTATTTATACGACACAGGTGAAGAATGGGAACATACCATTACTATTTCTGCGGCTCGTTGCGGTCATCTTGACACGGTAATTCGAGTTCTTTGTCATGAGTGTATCCACATGAGTAGGCACAAAACATCGAAATGGACACACCATGATAAGGAGTTTCGTAATAGAGCGCTCCGTATTTCGTCTGAATTGGGTTTTGACCCTTTAGAGCTATAGCTTCAGCTTCCAAGCGGTCTGCCGTAGTAAATGTTGTCATTCGCCATTTCCTTTTCCAAGTTTTTGATTGACTCGCTCCAACAACTCCTCCTCGGTAACGCCCCATTTATTTGCAAAACCTTTGTGACCCAATCCGTGAACACCAGAGTTTCCACGATGGTGTTCTGGGCATAATGGGATGACAGAGGATGTAGACCGTTTAGTTCCATACCTGCGGATATGATGGAGTTCTGCCGGAGTGCCTTCAAACCCAAGCTCGGTGGCACAGAGAATACATCCGAGTTCTGCAATCTGATTAAATGACTTCTTTTCATTTTTAGTTGCCATCAGCCCATTCGTACCATTGTTTGTAATATGCTTTAAAAGACTCAAAACCATTGCCGATTAATATGCAGCCGCCTTGAGGTTGTACAAGGTAATAATTACCCATATTAACCCCATTATCAGTATCACCACGAATAATGACAACAATAAAGTCAGGTTTAGCCGCCAATGACTGCAACATATACTGTTGGCCTTTACTTGACTTTTCTTTTGGGCGCTTCCACTCCATTATTAAAAACTTGCCTTTTCTTTCGCAAATTCCATCTACATTGCTTGGAGTAAAGCCTGGTGAAGTTGGCAACAAACCAACAAAGTCCCCATAATCAATATGAGTTGGCGCAGTACGCATTAACTCAGCCAAGACTTCCTCACCTGTTCATAAGTAGAAAATTCTAGCTTTATGGTTTCGTCTGCAATGTCATGGGCTAATAATGTTGCTTTAGCAAAGTCATTTTTAAGAGTAGCATTATGGTACTTTTTAAGTAGCTGTTGAATTCTAAGGTAGTTTTCAGAGTAATCTGTCATTTAGTTAATCTTTCAATGTTTCTATTACTTGCTTCTTGGCTGCGCCACGCTTCAAAACGCATTTTGGCGGCTTCTAATTGCCATCTAAGCGCTTCCGTCTGTTCTGTAGCAACTCCAATCGCCTTACATAAATCTTGGTACTCTTGGCTTCTATAAGCCTCTCGTTCTTGAGCGCCCAGACTTTGTTCATCTGTTTGTGCCATTTTAATCGCCTTAAGAGAACTTTTAAACGCTTCAAGCTGGGCGAGTTCGCCCTTAGCTTTGGCATACATTGGCGCTGTCTTGAAGATAAAGTCAATAGCATCGTTTGGGTCTTTCATATTAGCTCCAATGCTTGTTGTTTGAGTCTTTCTTTTTGCAATGGTTCATATTCAGGATTTAATTCACAGCCAATGTATTGCCTACCTAATTTTTGTGCAACAGCGCCAGTTGTTCCGCTTCCAAAAAAAGGGTCTAAAACTATGTCACCAACTTTACTTCCAGCCATTACCATAGGTTCAACCAATTCTTCTGGATAAACAGCAAAATGCGCTCCAGAATAAGGTTTTGTCGCTACAGTCCAAACAGACCTTTTATTTTTCATTTCATAATGGTTTGTTTTTAAACCAGCCATTCTTGTTCTGCCAGGAGTATTGTTCAATCTACTGCTATCTCTGTCCCTGTTTGTTTCATCTGTTGTATGTGCTTCTTCTTTTATTGCTTCATTATCAAAAAAATAATGTGAATTTTTGGTTAAAAGAAAAATGTATTCATGTGATTTTGTGCAACGGTCTTTCATTGACTCAGGCATAGGGTTAGGTTTATGCCAAATAATATCTTGTCTTAAATACCAGCCAAAATCTTGTAATGCAAAAGCCAAACGCCAAGGCATGCCCATAAGGTCTTTCTCTTTGTAACCATCTAATTTATTTCCACGCCTAGCACATTCTTGTGGCAAATCTTGATTATTGTTTGCTACAGTTTGTTTATTAAGTGCTTGTCCTTTTCCAGGTCTGTAGTTGTAATAACTATCTCCAAGATTTACCCAAAGAGTTCCGTTATTTTCCAATATATCCCAAACACAAGCAAAAACTTCTACAAGGTTATCAATAAATTCTTTTGGTGTTTGTTCATTGCCAATTTGACCATCATGCCCATAATCACGCAATCCATAATAAGGTGGACTAGTAATACAAGTTTGCACTTTTATGCCTTCTTTTGCCATTAGTCGCATGGAATCTCGGCAATCTCCAAAATATACTTTATTCATTTAAGATTCATCCATAAGCCTATTTGGGCGGCAGCGTAGCCAAGCCAAATAAAAGTATTCCTTGGCGAACCTTTAATAAATTGGGTTAAGCCAACAATTAAATATCCAAGCCCTGTTGCTGCGACAATGTACCTTTCCAACATCCCCATTCCCCCCTATTTCCAAGACTATATTGCGTTTGAAAATCTATTAAAAATTCATGCACTTTTGGATGGTCGCTAATGTATTTACGAAACCATGCCAACCCTTTTTTATGCCGCAAATAACATAAAAACCTTACACCACACTTATGCCTAGCTTGCTCATACATTTGCGTTTAAGGCTGTCGTATGAGTCATAACCAGTACCCAAGACTCCAAGCTCTCTGGCTTTAGCTTCAATTCCTTCATTACTAAACATCCACTTTTTGTCAATCTTTTCTTTCTTGGGTTCAATAACCAATTCATCTTCCCAACGCTCTTGATTGAGCCAGGTAGCGCAATGGGGTATAAATTCTAACTCGGTTTCTTTTGACTTCCAGTATTGGCAATGTGTGTCAATAGCTTTTGCAGCCATAAGTTGTTGCTCTGCGGACAATTTTGCCCAGGCTTTTCTTGCAGTTGCTTTAGCAATTTTTCGTGGATATAAAGACCAGAATTCATCAAACATTCCTTATGTACCTGTCATTTGGGTTGTTAATCATACTTTCAAGGAGTTCATCAATGTTACTAAACCATTGAATAACTTTCATGCCGTCATGCGTGTATATCGTAAAACTCATATACCGTATGCAAACATTATCCCTAAAAAAGCCCCAAGCAAACAAGCGTATAAAAAGTCTTTATTCATTTAATTCCCCTTAAATGTTTAACCAAAATTGGTTATTAGTAGTTTCTAAGAAAGTCTAATAACAGTCCACTAGTATTTATACTTATGTTGTTTTTAGACACTCCCAAAAGGTTTAAGCACACCTAGCCTACCTAAGTGTGCCTTCAGAGTTCTCCCAATAAGGAATCGCCCACCCAACAGTCTTGCGAGGCACAGGCACTATTTTCGCCACCTGTATTGCGCTGTTTCAGCCTCTTACCCTACTAGTAACGCTATAACCTTATGACGCTACGATGTCGTTAGAGCCGCCATCATAAGGGATATGAATTCTACTCCTTTATTTCTTCTTCTGCCATGTGACAAAAAATACCACATTGAATGTCTTGTTCTTGCGGATAATTGCCAGCTTCAGGGGGCAATTCATCCAAATATACATCTTTTAAAACTGTTTGTTTTTTTAATCTTTCCAATTTAGCCATGCGGTCAAATTGCACAGGAAAGTCTACTTTAATCTTATTCCAATACCCTTTTCCACCTTTTACGCAGCCAATACAGTTGTTATTATGGTAGCCTAGCTTATACATAGCTGGAAGCTCTATGCCAGCGTTTTGTAGCATTGCAAGGCAATCAACTTTACCCAAACCTTTGTCAATTAAAGGCGCTTTAGCATCAATATTATTGGCATCAAGAAAACGGTCATAGCGGTCTTGCTCTTCCATTGTGTAGCCAAATATTTGAATATCCGTAGGTTTCTCAAATTTAAGCCGAACATCTTTTTTTAGCTTGCGAGTGCATGGACTTGCACCTTTAATATTCATAGCTGATGTTTCAAAACATTTATATATTGACCTGTCATAACGGTCATTACCCAAAATAACTATTTTTTTTCCAAACCATTGCTCGCAATCAGCAAGAAAACGCTTATTGTCTGGGTGTTCTTCAATAACTTCGGTATATGCAATAACGACTTCATGGTCTTTATATTGCGCCAAAGCCAGCTTTGTAGCTACAGCACTAGCAGCGCCACAAGAAAACCAACAAATAACTCTATTCATCTTGCATTCCAAAGGCGTTGTTTTTAAGCAATTCAGGCCAAATTAACCAAAAATTTGTAGGAAATAAGTCTTGCCTGGTTACAAGCCCATGACTTTGAGTTTCAATTCTTGCACCCAAAAGCATATATTTGTCTGCTGGTATGCCACGAATACGCCAATTAGAAACGGCTGCTGGGTCTACTTTGCACATTCTTGCTACCTTTGCCGTACCACCCAAAAGGTCAATAATTGCGCTGTCAGTTAATTTTAATTTTGTGTCCATTCACGCAGTTTAACTTAAATGTTGTTTATTTGCATACACTTTACTTTTTTTATTTACTTGTGTTAAAGTCTTTATATAGCAATTTTGCTATGCGCCAAAGGGAGAAATAACATGGATGAAATGGCACAAGTAATGCAAGAAATGGAGCAGCGTTTAGAAATAGCGCTTGATAACATGGAATATGGCACAGAGTTGGCACAAGATGACATTGATGTCATTCGTGCGGCTTGCGGTAAACCAAACAATAAACGCAATGTATTGTTGCAGTCAGTATTTAATGACTTCGGCACAGTATTTGGCGGTGCAAAATGAACCAAAGTGAAAGCATTGCCAACTTAACCAAAGCGCTATCAATCGTACAAGGGAAATTAACTTATGCGTCTAAAGATTCTGCCAACCCATTCTTTAAGTCTAAATACGCTGATTTGGAGTCTGTTTGGGACAGTTGTCGTGAGCTTTTGTCTAGCAATGGCTTATCTGTTATTCAAATGCCTGGTAATTACTTTGAAGGGCGTATGTGGCTAGTAACACGCCTTTGCCATGCGTCTGGCGAATGGATTGAGCAAGAAATGTCTGTACCTGTTTCTAAACCTGACGCTCAAGGATGTGGCAGCGCAATTTCGTATATGCGTAGGTATTCTTTGGCGGCATTTTTAGGCATTGTTTCTGCTAATCAAGAAGATGATGATGGAAACGCAGCAGTTGGCAATTATTCAAAACAACCAGTAGTTAAAGCAAAGGAAATTTAATATGGCCTATACGCCAAAAGAAGGTAGCGGTTCACTTTTCAAAAATTCTCGTAAGAGTTCTGAGTCGCACCCAGACTATACAGGCACGATTATGGTCAATGGTAAAGAACATTGGCTGTCAGCTTGGGTTAAAGAAGGTAAAGCTGGTAAGTTTTTTAGTGTTTCTATTGGCAAAGAAAAACTGCCTATGGGCTTTAAAGAATCTGGTAGCGATGAGTTGCCAAAACAAGACCTTGATGATGTGCCTTTTTGATAGGAGATAGCCATGCTAAGTCATATCCGTGATGTTATTGGCGATAAAGCCAAAATTTCAACAGAACCTTTTGGGGTAGATGAAGAAAGGCAGTTAATAGCATTTGAGGTTAATGACTTAGCTGCTGTTATTCAAGATGTAATTCGCACTTGTGCGGATTGTTGTGTTAATGTAGCAGACCGTGAAGCAATTTTAGAATTACTTAACTAAGATGGAAATAAGGGGAAAATTATGTCACAACATTGGTATTGCGCCCAAACTGGGCAGCCACGCTATACAACCATTGGCAAAAACGGCAAAGAAAGAGCAACTACGCTCAGAGATGCCAAAGCAAACCCAGGTACACTTGTCCCAAGCGTATCAACAATTAACAGCCAACTATCAAAAGATGGCCTTAATACATGGTTGCAAGCCGAAGCCATAAAAGCTGCGGCAGAAAACCCAAAAACTTTAGAAGAAACTAAAGAAGAATACATTGCCAGAATTATGGAGTTGGCTAAGAAAAAGTCCCAAGACGCTATGGCGAGGGGAACTCTTATACATGACTTCATAGAGAGCTTTTACAACCAAGAATACTTGCCAAATATGCCTAAGTATGTCCGTGCCGTAGATGACGCTATAACGGCTCATTTTGGCGCTCAGTTATGGATTCCAGAACAGTCATTGGTAAACCAAGAAGGTTATGGCGGTAAATGCGACCTTTATTGCAAGCCAAAGCATGACTTTAAAGGGGTCGTAATTGACTTTAAAACGACAGAAAAAAGCCCTGGTGAACTAACACCCTACCTAGAGCATACACTACAGCTAGCAGCTTATAGGGAAGTTTTAGCACCAGAAGCACGGTGCGCCAATGTATACATTAATGGTGAAACTAATGAAGTAGCCATATATGAGCATACAGAACAAGCCCTTAGAGATGGTTATGAGATGTTTTTGGCCTTACTCAAAATATACAAACTTAAAACTGGGTTAAACTAATCAAGAGGCGGCAGGTGGATTTCCCCTTTCCAACCACACACATCACGGAGTGTCCTGCCACCTCACCTTATTCTGGGCGTTAAGCCGCCAATGTAGGATGCAGTAATTGGGTAATTTTGCGGCTTTCTGACCCATTGTTAGCAACTGCCAAATACAGCCCTGTTGTATTTATGCAAACTAAGGGTAAACACCTATATTTAACCCTTGCAAACAATAATAAATTACTTTCATAGCAGGTCTTGACACTATTCAGCTTTATGGCCCTTGGGGATTTCAAACTAAAAAGACCTGACCTGCTACTTTCTTAAAGGGGAATATGGAAGATTACATTCGCAGAGTATTTGAAGGGGAAGCGCCATGCGACAAATGCAAGCAAGCGTATAAATGCCAAGTTGATGAATTAGCTTGTAGGTCATTTTCTTTTTATGTACGCACAGGCACTTTTTCGCCAGACACACCAAGAAACCCAACTAATCACTTATTTAACCTTATTTTTAAGGATGATGACTATGCCCTTAAAAATTACTTAAAAAATTTAAAAGGAGAACAAGGTGATTTGCTCTGACAGTTTTAAATTGCGTAACAACATTGACTTTGAAATTAAGAATTTGTCCATAGATTTAAAACGCAAAGAAATAAAACAATACAACCCTATGTTTTATATATTTGGTTACAAATTAATGTCTAAGCCTTGGCAAACTGTAGAGGAGCGTTATGGACTTGTTTAAAGGACTTATTGCAATCATGTGGACAGTTGCCATCATATTTTTAATGTGGTCGTATAACGAGCCAATTAGCCATGTTTACGCTTGTAGTGATTTACCAACCGATGTACCAGCCGATGTGAGGAAATTATGCAAATTCAAGTCGAGATAGTAAAAGAAAACAAGGATGGGTCAGCCGATGCAATGGTGCATTTTGACGCTGAAGGCCTTGGAATATTGGTAGAAGCTGGAATTATTAGCGTATTGCGCCAATATATTGACCAAGAAAAAAGAGCAAAACAACTACAAATTGATTTAGCAGAAATGGAAGGCAGAAATTGAACAATGAACCAGTAGCGTGGATTGGTAAAAATGAATTGCAGTTTGGTTTTACTGAAACAACAGTCACTAGCGAAAAAGAAAGTTGGGATGATATTCCACTCTACACCCATCCAGCAAAAGAACCTGCAAAACAACGATACGATGATTGCATGAAAGATTGTGATGAACCTAATCCAATAGAAAGATTGCGGTTTTTCTTGTCTTGTGCATTAACTGGTCAAGATTGGTTGGATGTAGAACCATTTATTGATGCTGTTACTTATCCAGCAAAGACACTAACAGATGAGGAAATAGAAGATTTAATTGATAGTGAAATACCTATGATTCTTTTAGGTGGAAGATTGTTTTATCGTCAATTTGCTAGAGCAATACTAAGAAAGGCACAAGAGAAATGAACAATGAACCAGTAGCGTGGATGTATGAAAGACCAAACGGAAGTGCAAAATTAACTTTTGTTAGAGAGCCTATGGCTGGAACAGTTGTAACCGAAACACCACTATACACCCATCCAGCAAAAAACAATGGGGGAAATCCTGAAGAACTGAACACTAGGCAGATTCAAGATGCTCGAACATCGTTGGAAAGTACCCCACCTTTTGCTTATGCAGTAGTCAGTAAAGAATGTCCTGATAACATGGAAAATATGTCGTTGCAATTTAACGAACCAGTTGATGCTAAAAAAGTTATTCCGCTTTATGAACGACCAATAGATGTAACAGATGAGGAAATATGGGCAGTTGCTAACGATTATTTTGTTGGCAAAAGCAACCTTGTTTATGGTTTTGCTAGAGCAATACTAAGAAAGGCACAAGAATGACCGCAAATGAACTAGCTGATGAATTGAATAGACTTCAAAAAATATACCCTTTGTCTATTCCATTTACTTTAGACGAAGCAGCCACCATGCTACGCCAGCAACAAACTGAAATAGAAGCGTTAAAACAAAGTAAATATAACGACAATAACAAAGTAAATTTAGAACTAACAGATGAGGAAATATTAAAGATGGCAGCAGATAAGTTTCATTATTCTGAATACAAACTAGTGATTGACTTTGCTAGAGCAATACTAAGAAAGGCACAAGAGAAATGAACAATGAACCAGTAGCGTGGATTGTTGATGGAAAAATTATATATCCAGCAAAGACACTAACAGATGAGGAAATAGAGCAGATTGGTAAAGAATACGGCATTAAATCTGTATATCAATTTGCTTACTATGAATTTGCTAGAGCAATACTAAGAAAGGCACAAGAAAAATGAATGCAAATGAACTAGCTGATGAATTAGAAGATGATTATTGGGACAGTCGTGCCAAAAAAGTTATGCTTGAAAGTGCAAAAATGCTACGCCAACAACAAGAAAAGCTGACTAAGTATGAACTGCGCCATGTAGCACAGCGTGACAGAATTGCAATATTAGAAATGCAGCATAAACAGCAACAAACTGAAATAGAGGCGTTGAAAGCTGAGCTAAGGCTAATTGATGAATTGGTAACTGGAAAGGCACAAGAGAAATGACTAATAACGACAGAAACTTACTTAAGCAAATGATTGCCGCAGGGCATTTTAGCTATGACATTTACCAGCTTTTAGTAGAGCATAACAAAATGCGTACAAAAGAGCTTATAGCTGACATGGGCGATAAATGGTGTCTACACCCCAAACATTCTGTAAAACGCCTAGAAAAGCCTATTTAACCGTTTTTAGCCATATTTAGGGCTTCGGTTTCTTCGTTGTCTACACGAGCTAACCAGCCCTTACCAAATATAGGGAATGTCTTTAATGCTCTGTAATATTCCCTGCGTGATTCTGAGAATTTATTGATAAGAGTTGCAGAATTACTGGAGGAAATAAGCTCTCTTGTTCTTGGGCCAATAACTCCGTCAGGTACGCATTCAATAGCTGACTGAAACAATTTAACTGACCTACCTGGGCCTGCGTTAACTCCCATTGAAAAGACAACAAAGTCGAGTCCCCTAGGTAATACTTCTCCATAGCAAGGCCTCCAGTATTTTTGCTCATATAAAGGTGCTACTTTTTCAGGTGTAAGGCTACGCATTTCTTTTTCGTCAGCTTCATGCCCAGTATATTCTTCCCAAACACGCTTAGTTACGCCAAGGTTAGTCATTCCTCCAGGGTCAGAGGCCAAATTTATGAAGCCTCCTTCTGACTTCAATACTAAGTCTAAACACTCTTTAAAATTGTCTGTCATTTAAGCCCTGCCTGTTCAATAATCCAATTTTGTAACGCTATTACTTGCTCTGAAGTGCTGGCGCATTGTTCGGCAAGAGATAAAATGTTAACGGTTTTTCCATTAATAGTGATGGTGGCATTGGCATCGGAGGACATTGCACCGCCACCGGTGTTGAGCATCCCGCTATAAAAATTATGGACACTATTGAGATTAGCCTTGTAAGCATCTTCTACTCCTTTATTTACTAATTGTTGTTCTTTCTCTTTTGCCTTGTTTTCTGCAATCTGTTTTTCCGCAACAATCGCAACCTCATTTTTGAAATCAGCAAAACGCAAATGCTCAACATAAAAGCCAGCGCTAAAACCGCCAAATACAAGAGCAATATAAATGTAAGTTTGTCCACCAATATTGCCTAACAAAGAAAGAATAAGGTTCATTTTGGGTCTGGCTCTGCGCCTGATAGTTGTTTACCTGCTACTGAAGCTGCACCTGACCCTGACACAATTCCAAGGCTTGTGGCGATTTCCATAAGGCTAATGGTATGTCCCATAGCAATCTGATAGAAAACAGCTCCTACAATGGCTAAAAAGCCTCCTAACCACGCCCATTTAGCTATGTCATGGGTATGGTTGTCTTTACCAGTAAGTAATTGTTTAATTGCGTTATTCATTTAATACCCCAAGTCAAATACCATGCTATCCACGCTGCTACCAAAAAACACCAAAACTGTACTGTTTTGACCCTTTTAAGGTCATCGTCAAATTGGCGCTTTTCTAATTCTTCTAGCTTTTCAAGCTCAGTCTTAATTTTCAAAACTTGCTCCCAATCTTTACTGCCATATTGCTTTACAAATTCAACTTTTAATTTGTATTCTTCTTCAGTTATCAAGCGTCTATGTCTATATTCTGCAAGGGCTTTATGTATGGCTAATTGCTTTTTAACTTCAGCCTGGCGAGCCTCTAATCTTCTTTGCTGGGCTTTTTGCTTTGCGACATCCAATCCATCTTGCTGTATGTTTTCAATAGACTTAGTGAGGCTTCGGCTTGCATCACGGCTTGCTTCCAAGCTGTTTGCAAGTCTTTTAGCACCTTCAGATATTCCGTAGTCCACATTTATTTGCTTGTGAAGTAATGGCTAACGAAGCCGATAAATGTAGAAACTGTAGCTGTAATGCTCATAATTGCCCATAAAGAACCTTTAGACTTATTAGCCAAAGCTAGCAATTCTTCCATGCCAGCTTCTAATTTGTCTACTTTGGCAGTTAATGAGTCAACCTTTTCCCAAAGCTGTCCATATCTAACAGGGTCAATTTCAAACGACATAACTCACTCACTTAGTTTTCGGTTTGCGAGTAGTCGCTTTAGGTATTTTAACAGCCTTTTTAGCTACTTTTTTGACAGCAGCCTTTTGTTCTTCAGTTACAGGAAAAGTAATTTTTACAGTAGGTTTTGGCATAAAGCCAATTTTGTCAAATAACCAAGTCACAATAAACATTATGAACTCCATTTTTGAGTAGGTAATGGTGGAAATACAGGGTTTGCAACAGGATTAACAGCTAGATTGCGTACTGTGCTTCTGTAAGCTAAAAATTCTGATTGATTCATTAAATATGGGTTGGAAACGGCAGGATTTGCCACATCTGGAATTGAAGTCCAATCGGTTTGATTTAATAAAATAGTAGCTTGTTGAGTACAAGCAGTTAATGGCTCTTGAGCAGTTAATGTAGCAATTTCAGCATCACAAGCAGCTTTGGTTGGTTGTGGAATAGATGACGACATCCAAGTGATTGTGCTGTAATCAAAAGCATTGGTCATTACATATTCTGCTCCAGGAGCTAAAATTGCGAGAGCTTGTGGATAACTAATAGGTGTACTCATTATAAAATCTCCAATAAAACGATGTTTCCAGTACCTAATTGGTTATAAAGTGCGCTACCTGAATTGTTTTGCCAAAAATAGATAGAGTAGGTAAGGGCTGAAGTTGTGGCTGGTGAATCTAAATAAGTAAATGCAATAGAGCTATAGGTAGAAGCTCCTGTGCCGTTTGCATTGACATTTATCTGTGTTGCAGCATCAGAACCAATAATGTTTGAGCCATTGCGATAAACAGCAGTAAATACAAGCCCTGATGTAGCATAAATATTTGTTTGCGCCAAACTTGAAGAATGAAGAATTAATATTTTGCTACTAGATGATGTAGGGGTAATGCTTGCTGTATGTCCAGTAGGAACAGGAGAAGATGATGTTGTTGTTGCATTATTTCCACCAAAAGCTACAACGGTTTGAATAATTTTCATACCACCACCGCCAATAGCGGCTTGAAATTGTGACCATTCCACAGCATTACCAGCAACAGAACCAGCACCTAAATTAATGATTTGATTGCCGTTTGTGTTTAATGAGCCTGTCATTGGGGTTTGACCATCTGACGATACAGATTGAGTCAAAGCACTTGCAATGTCATTAAGGGTGGTATTAGCCCATGTAGAGCTAATAGTTGTACCTGTTACAACTGGGTTTCCACTTGGAAGTGAATATATACCGCTACCGTTACGACTCATTATTTATTCTCCTCTGGGGCTAATTCTGGTTTTTGGCCTACATAGCCACCTACAGCACTATTAACAATATTTCTTGCTTTAGCTGAATTTGGCTTAGTTTTAGCCAATTCATTTAATTTTTCTACAGATTTAGGGTCAGTAAGCATTTTAGCAAGCATTTCGGTATTTTTACCCAATTCCCATGCTTGTACGCCTTCTCTAATCATTGTAGGAATAGATACTGGCAATTTTAAGAAAGCGCCTTTACCTCCTGATTCCATTTCTTGAGTCAAAATGTTATTAAATGCAGTAGCAGAATTGGCTGGCATACGCTGACCTTGTGCTTGCAATACTTCTAACATATTGTTAAAGCCTTCCCATGTCCCTTTTCCAGAAGAAGCCTCAACTAATGCTTTAAGATTGTTTCTTTGAGCTTCATTACCAGTAATGGTTGATGCAAATTTAGCGCCACCAAATTGATTTTGTTTGCCTTGCATACTTTGAGTTGTTTCATTAAATATGCCTTCTAAATTTTGACGAGTCCAATCAGAAGCAATATTAGGGTCTTTTCTACGCAATAAATCAACTGTACGAGTAATATCAGCAGGAGTTGTTGCTTTAGGGGCATTAGGCGTTAAAACACGAGATTGTTGCGCCATTAATTCTTCTGGAATACCTGTGGCATTAGCAATAGAGCCAACAATACCTTGTCTAATAGGGTTTATTTCACGATTTTGTGCGTTTTCAAAATTTTGACTACCTTGAGCATAAGAAGGTGATTTAGATGATAAATATGAATCTAATTCACGACTTCCTGACCATGCATTAGCGGCTTTAGCCTTGTCTAAACTGCCTGCCATAGGATTGCTAAAGTTTCCATATTGAGCATCCAAATATACTTTTGCAGCTTGTAATACTCTTGGGTCGTTTGCTGACAAGCCTTTAACACCAGTATAAGCATTTGAAGTTACATGATTAATAGCATCTGCAATAACAGGATTTTTTGCCAATTTATTAATTTCATTTGGCATTATTGGTAATACTTTACCTTCTGTAAGGTTTTGCATTTCATTAACGCCACGCTCATAAAATGGATTTACGCTTTCAGTAACGCCTTTTTCTGCGCCACGCAATAATTTAGCTGCTGAAGTTTGCAATCTACCTGGAGTTGTTGAAGAAGGTGCATTAGGGCTTATTTCATTTAAAGCATTACCAACCATTGTTCGGTTATTTTGTGGGCGATTAGCCATAAAATCACCCATAATAGAAGCGCCTTCACCTCTAGGTTGATTTTCTACATAACGCTGAATAGATGGCAATTTACTAGAACCCATTACTTGTGTAATAGCCTCTGCTCCTGTAATTGGAGAGCCGCTTAAATAAGACCTGTCTACTAAATTTTGTGCAGCAGATAATTGTTCAGAAGTCATATTACGCATTGCTTGATTTACCACCGTAGAAGGGGTATTGCGCATTGCATAAATAGAGCCTGGAATAGCCATAGAAGTACCAGCTATTAATTGTTCAGCTAATGGATTTTGAAAGCCAGACGCTTTACCTAATTCTGTTGTTGCACCGCCAATTACGCCTTGCGCTAAATTTTCCGCAACATTTTTAGCTACTGTAGGTAATGTACGAGCTTTACTAAATAAAGTGCCTGGTACAGCAGATTGCACAGCAAAATCAGCAGTTTTTAATAATGGTGTATTAGGTTCGTTTTCAGGCTTTAAAATGTCATGCTGTACAAGTTGATTTGTTACTGGTGTTGCATATCTTGGATAATCAACATCTTTACCCGCAAGTTTTCCAACTGTATAAGCAGCAATTCTTGATAAATTTTGTGGTGCTCCTAATGCAAAATCACCAATATTAGCAACGCCTTTAATGGCGCTTTGACCCAATACAGCAGGGATATTGCGTTCATTAGCTTGTGGGTTTAATAAACTTTCTGTGCGACCACCTTCTAATGACGCTTGTTTATTAGCAAATAATTTAGCGTCTAATTCAGCTTTAGTAATGTTGTCTGGCACATTTGTTACAACAGTACCATCAGGCATCTTTACATCCATGACTGTCCTTATTTTAAGCTGTTGTAATCAACTACATTATTTTGTGTAGATGTAGTTGAATTATCTGAATTCATAGGGCTAACTTGGAAATAAGGAGCTAAAGCCCTTGTTTCAGGATTTTGACTCATTACTTGTAATTTTTGATTATGTAATTGATTTTGATAAGCAGCAGAGCGTTTAGCCGCATTAGCTAACTGTGCAATTTCTGTAGGGCTTAATTCAGCATTACCAGACATAGCTTTTTCAGCAATATTGCTTTCAGAGTTTGTAATTGCACCTTCGCCATGCATTTGCTGACGACCTGCTAATGTCAATTTAGCAAGGTTTTGAACCATTGTTTGTGTATTAGCTAATTTTTCTACATCGTTGTTTCCGCCAGCACCAATCATGTTTGCAAGTCTAGCCATTGGAATACGAACATTTGCACCTGTGCCACTAATTACATTTCCAGTTTTTAACGAATTAAGAATTTGGTCTGCGGCATCTTTTACTTTCATTGCTCCAACTGTTTGAGCAGCAGATTCTTTCATCATTGGGCCAATTTGTTCAGCCAATGAATTACCAGTTCTGACGCTTACATTAGATGCACCTGCTCGTTTTAATGCTTGCTGATAATCAAAGAATGTGCCTTTAAATCCACCTTCGGCAGCTTTTTGATATTCTTTGTATTCAGTAGGTAATTTTTCACCACCAGAAGCCAATGGTTCATATTTTCCTGAACCAAAATTTAATTGACTAATTGTTTCACCTTCGCCAAGTTTTTGAGGCGCAATCATGCTGTATGCTTGTTTTTGCAATTCAGCAGGAGCATAAGGATTTGTACCAGCAGCAAAACGCTCTTGTGGAGTTTTTGCATTTGAATAATTTTGTACAGCTTCAGCTTGTTTACCACGAATAGCTGCGGCTAAATTTCTTTGAGATTCTTCTGCTTTATTTCCTAAATAACCGCCAGTTAATGCTTGTGCTAATGGAGTTAATTGTTGCAACGCAGAAGGTTTAACATACCATCCTCCAACCATTTGTCCTTGTGGTTGATTTGTCATTCCTTGATTCATTAAAGCCTGTGCATATTGTTGCTGACGATTTAATGTCTGCAAATCTGCCGAATTAGGGTCTAACAAAGATTGAGTTGTGTCTACTTGTGTAGTTGGTAATAAATTTGCCATTTTAAATCCTTACAGTAAACTCATTGCAGTTGGAATTAAACTGGATGAGTTAGCTACTGATGTTCCTACTGCTGTAGATGGTGACATTAAATAAGAACCACCAAGAACTCCGCCAAGACCAAGCAAACCATTTGATTGATTGGTTTGATTTGCTTGACCAGCGTTGTATGCTCCTAATTGATTTGTATATTGCTGATTTACAGCACCTAAATAATTAGGGCCAGCAGGTGTCTGTACATAACTTGGAGTTGCCAATGATTTAACATTGTTTGCATAAGTAAATGGCGCAGCTAAGTTAGTGTTATATGCGTTTTGTTGTTGATTAAATGCTTGATTATTAGCATTTAAGCCAACGCCAATGCCTTGTGTAGTCACATTTGCCAATAAGTTATTTTGATTGTTTTCAAGGTCATACATAGCATTGTTATATGCTTCTGAACCTGGCTGAATACCTTGATTAGCTAATTGAGTTTGCGTTTGACTTCTTTGGCGGTCAAGTTGCGGCTGTAATATAGACATTTCAGCTTGCTGATAAGTCTGTCCAGGGTTAATACCCACAGAAGGCAAATTAGTAGGGTTAAAGCTACCAAAACTATAATTGGATATAGCATTTTGAGAATTATTAACAGCATTTTGTAAGTTAGGCGCAATGCTTTGATTTGCCGTATAAGTCGGATTGCCAAATTGGTCAGTTCCAGTTTGTTGATAATTTAAACTACCATAAGGGTTATTTTGCCCAATCATGTTCCCTGTGGCAGTTGCTTGAGCCGCTTGGGTATAATTAGGTGTTGCTGGTGCTTGTGGAACGCTTTGACTGCTTCCGCCACCAATTAAGTCGTTAAATGCATTTACTACGCCGCCCATTTCATTCTCCTTGTTGTAACCATTTACATTGGTCACACTTTATTGCCATAACTATTAAGTCCCCATCTGGATGTCCATAAGGGATGTCAGCTACCTGCTCAAAGCCAAGTTTTCGGCACAGATTCAAAGACTTAACATTATTCTTTGATATAGGTGCTAGTATAACCTTGACTTTCAGTTTATTAAAGGGGTAATCAAATACAGCGTCTAATAAACCCCTTGTTAGCCAATAAATATCAGTAGAAGCTACATGAATTTGGCATGAATTAGGGGTAAAGTTGTTATATCCGACTACTGCTATTAACTTTTCATTCTTAAATTGTCCAATACATAGCGTTTCTTTGGGGTATCTAAAATTGCCCTTATCTGATAGCCAATCCCTAAGATTTGACTGATTAAGGGTGCTGATTTTCCTCAAAGAACCGCACCTTTTTCCATTACAAAGTCCGTAGAATCCCAATGTAATTCCACATTTTGCGATGCAATATTTAGGGTTAAACTACCTGCATAACCAACGCCAGTAATGCCTTGCCATTGTTTATTGCTTATTAAGCCAGCAGTCCAAATTGCGTTATCCCATACAGCAGAATCCCATACGCCAGAACCTGTACCAACAGGGTTATAACTAAGGGCATTTACAGGACTTGCAGCATCAAAATCATAAGACATACCTGCCAAAATAGTAGGCAAATTGTTGTCTGTTTGGAAGATTGGGCGGCACATACTAAACCGCTTTAATTGACCCCTAGAGTCAAAATAGTTATACGCTTGCTGTGCTGTGGCGTTAATATTTAAGCCAGCATCTGAGTTTCCAGTAAAAAATTGCCCTACAAAGCCATTTCCACCGAAATAGCAGTTGTCGTAATACATTTCAAAGCAAGTAGCGCCAATTCCTGTGAAATTAGCCCATGCTTTAGTAATGGTATGCATTACAAATTGTTGAGGGCCATCATTAAATGGAATATTTAAAATAAGCATTTGAGGCTTGGCGTAATACATGATTTGCCAGCCAAAATTGGTGTTATATAACTGCGCTGCATTTGCTACGGCAGAATATATCTTGTCTGTAAGGTTAATACGAGGGTCTAAGCGGCTAGACTGCAAATCCGCAGTTAATGGCGTTAATCCATCATTAGTAAGGATTAGAAGGTCGCCAGCCCATTTAAACATACATCTACGGCTAAAGGTATAACCAATCTGCCAAACGCCTTTTAAAGCCCATGTAGCGGCATTGGAAGGGTCTGTTCCTTGATAGACGATAACCTCGCCCATATTGGTAATGAAAACTGCAAAATCGTCTACACCATAACCAGCGTCAAGTGTCCAAGTTCCCATTGCCTGAATGTAGCCACCATTTCTAGCAATACCACCAAAATTAAGGACTTGCGCTGCACCACCTATGGAATTTGTTGGCAAATACCAGACATTCATAGAGTTTTCTTCTACGAAATATAAGCGATTTTTAAATAAATTTACATTGATAAATTTGTTGCTATTTACGCCAGTTACATATAAACCAAGCGTATAAGAACCAACGCTAGTAGCATTGCCACCAGGATTAGTTAGCATAGTGTAAGTAAAGCTATTTGTTCCAGTTACAGTAATAACAAAAGTGCCAGAATATGCTGCTGGACTTGTTCCTGAGATAATAACTTGATTTCCAGTTACAAGACCATGTGCGGCAGAAGTAGATAAAGTTGCCGTTGTACCGCTATTTGTAATAGAAGAAATAGCTTGTGCCGTACCTGTTGTGGCTTCTTTAATCCAATGTGTACCGTCATAAACAAGTGTAGGGTCTACACCGTTACAAGCTACAAGGTAATTTCCACCAATATTGGAAAAATTTACATGCTGTAATTTGTCATTAGAAACGGTTTGTACTGCAGTTGCTGTGGATGAACTTGCGTCATAAATCTCAGTACCTGCTGCGGCAAATAGTTTTTGACCATTTGGCCCTGCATAGGTCATTAAAGAATTAACTTGACCTGTAATGCCTGTAGAGTATTTGGTATAACCTTTTCTTAGCTCTACATCGTATGGAGTAGGAAAAAAATTGGTAAGTTGTACAGCATCTAATGGGGCCATTTCTGCAAGGGAATCCCTAGCGTTCCAACCGCCAATAGGCGCTGCCAAAGACGCTGTAGTAGCGCTAAACTTTTTTGGCTGACCAAAAATCATGTGCCATAACCTGTATCTGGAATATTAGCCCAACCAATAAGCACTTTAGATGGGTTAGGATTAAATGACAAGTTAGGAGCGCCTTTGTCGTTGGCTTTAGCAATAGACAAATAACGCTGATAGTCTTGCATTAAGGCGGTAGTATCAAAGCCTTTTACTTGGAAATACTTGAGTTTTGTATATAGCACCAATACACGAGTATCAAACAAAGCTGTGTCAGAATCCAAAACAAGCGATTGTTGAGCAGTTCCTGTAGCAGATTGCGCCCATGCATTACTACGATATTCAAAGCCTAAATACTCCTGTGTGTTCATTGGAGGCCATATTTGGAATGTACCACCTAAAATACGCCAGCGCACACGAGGGCCAGTTGAAATATA